AGAAGTATGCGGGTGCTTATGTCAAGGAACCAAAACCAGGATTCTATGATTGGGTGGTGAGTTTTGATCTTAACAGTCTGTATCCTCACCTTATTATGCAGTACAATATCTCACCAGCGACGCTCCAGGATGTCAGACATCCATCTGTCACCGTTGATAAGATACTTGAGAAGCAAGTAGAGGTTGATGGTGAGTTTGCCGTGTGTGCTAACGGAGCTCAGTACCGTAAAGATAAGCATGGGTTTCTTACTCAGATGATGAAGAAGATGTATGATAGTCGTGTCATCTTCAAGAAAAAGATGATTGAGGCAAAGAAGCAGTATGAGAAAACTCCTACTGTTGAACTCATGAAAGAGATTGCGAGATGTAACAATATTCAGATGGCAAAGAAGATCTCTTTGAACTCTGCTTATGGTGCCATCGGCAATGAACACTTCAGGTATTACCGTCTTGCTAACGCTGAGGCAATCACTTTGTCTGGTCAGGTATCAATTCGTTGGATTGAGAACCGTATGAACCAATACCTAAATAAACTGCTTTTTACTGAGGGGGTGGATTATGTCATCGCTAGCGATACCGACTCAATCTATCTTAATCTTGGACCTCTTGTTAGTAAATTTTTTAGTGCTAAGTCTGGCGACAAAGCAGCAGTTGTGGGCATACTTGACAAGATCTGCCAAGAGAAACTGGAACCTTTTATTGAACGTTCATACCAAGAACTTGCGGATTATGTTTCGGCGTATGACCAGAAGATGCAAATGAAGCGTGAGAATATCGCTGACCGTGGAATCTGGACTGCGAAGAAGCGTTACATTCTTAACGTATGGGACAGTGAGGGCGTTAGATATAAGGAACCCAAGATGAAGATCATGGGGTTGGAAACGGCAAGGAGCTCTACTCCTGCGTATTTTAGGGACAAGTTGTATGCAGCGTTTAAGATTATTATCGGCAAGACAAATGATGAACTTATCAGTTTTATCAATGATGTGCGAGCAGAGACCAGAGAAAGAGACTACGCAGACGTTGCCTTTCCCCGAGGCGTTAACAACCTTGCCAAGTACCGTCACCCGACAGAGATCTATACAAAAGGAACCCCAATCCATGTGAGGGGTGCTCTTCTTTACAACCACTATGTGAAGAAGTATAAGATTGAAAACAAGCATCAACTCATCCAGGAGGGTGAGAAGATCAAGTTCATGTACCTCAAAACTCCCAATCCAATTCACGAGAACTGCATTAGTTTCTTTGGTGAGTTGCCGAAGGAGTTTGGCATTGAAAAGTATGTGGATTATCAGACACAGTTTGAGAAATCATTTCTTGAACCGCTCAAAAACGTGCTACAATGTATTGGTTGGACCCACGAGAAGACCGTTACAATTTCTAGTTTCTTTTCATGAGCAAGAAAATATTCGTAGTTACATGGACTAATCATGTCGTGGGTCAAGTAGGACCTGAAGACATCAAGTGCTTTGAAGACTACGATACCGCTATGGGATTTGCTAAACTCATGCGGAACGAGTATAATTATGTCAACTTTTATGAGGAACGAGTAGATCAATGGGATTCTTAGACACTGTAATTAAAGAAAGTGGAAACGAGTTTGCTGGTTTGGTTAGCGAAGGAATTGCTGCTGGCGACATTACTAATTACGTTGATACTGGCAGTTATATCTTTAACGCCTTGGTTAGTGGTTCGTTGTTTGGAGGTCTTCCTTCCAACAAAGTTACTGCCTTGGCAGGAGAATCAAGCACGGGCAAGACTTTTTTTGCTCTCAGCGTCGTTCGTAATTTCCTTGACGCTAATCCTACAGGTGGCGTCATTTATTTTGAAACTGAATCTGCCATTTCCCGTGACATGATTGAGTCTCGTGGCATTGACTCTAAGCGTATGGTGCTGTTCCCTGTCGCCACAATTGAGGAGTTCAGGACTCAGGCATGTAGGATCCTTGACAAGTATCTCAAGGAACCTAAGGACGAGCGTGTGCCTATGATGTTTGTTCTGGATAGTCTTGGTATGCTTTCCACCACAAAGGAGATGGAAGACGTTGCCAACGACAAGCAGGTCCGTGACATGACCAAATCCCAGTTGATCAAAGGTGCCTTCCGTGTGCTAACATTGAAACTCGGACAAGCTCAAGTGCCTATGATCGTGACCAACCATACATATGATGTGATTGGTTCCTATGTTCCCACCAAGGAGATGGGTGGCGGCACAGGTTTGAAGTATGCTGCTTCTACTATCATCTATCTTAGCAAGTCTAAGGAACGTGACAGTAAGAAAGAGGTGGTTGGCAACATTATCAAATGCGAGGCAAAGAAGTCTCGTCTAACCGTGGAGGGAAGTAAAGTTGCAACACGTCTATTTTTTGACGAGCGAGGTCTTGACAAATACTACGGCTTACTGGAACTGGGTGAACAGCACGGAGTCTTCCAGCGGGTCGGTAATCGGGTTCGTGTTGGGGAATCTTCCGTTTATCCTTCTGCTATACTTGCTGATCCCGAAAAATATTTCACCCCCGAAGTAATGGAGAAACTGGAGGAGGCAGCAAAGAAAGAATTTAGTTATGGCAACTGAACGTATTGAAACAACTATCTTGCGAAATCTCCTTTTCACTGAGGAGTATTACCGCAAGGTAGTTCCTTTTTTGAAAGCAGATTATTTCCAAGAATATCATGAAAAAATTGTCTTTGAAGAGATTGCTGACTTCGCTGCTAAGTACGACAAAATTCCTACTAAGGAAGTCCTTGCGATTAATCTCCAAAATCGTAATGACCTTACTGACGACACGTACCAAGATTCGTTACAGACGGTACAAGGATTCACCGACGAGTGGGTTGACTACGAATGGCTCCTTGACTCCACAGAAAAGTGGTGTCAAGACAGAGCAATCTACCTCGCCCTTATGCGGTCTATCAAAATCGCAGATGGAGGCGATAAGAAAATATCAAAGGATGCGATACCTAGCATTCTACAAGAAGCACTAGCAGTATCTTTTGATGAACACATTGGACACAGTTACACGGAGCAAGCAGAAGAACGTTATGAGTTCTATCACAGAAAAGAAGAGAAAGTCCCATTTGATTTGGAGAAGTTTAACTTCATTACCAAAGGTGGTCTCTCTAACAAGACTCTCAATGTCGCTCTTGCTGGAACGGGCGTCGGCAAGTCTCTATTCATGTGCCATTGCGCTGGTGCCGCACTCACACAGGGGTACAACGTACTCTATATTACATGTGAAATGGCAGAGGAAAAGATTGCTGAACGAATTGACGCAAACCTTCTGAATGTAAGTGTCAAAGATATTGTAGATTTGCCTGAGATGATTTTCACCAGTAAGGTCAATGAGATCGCTAGAAAGACTCAGGGCAAACTTATTATTAAAGAGTATCCAACTGCATCAGCACATGCTGGTCATTTTAAGGCACTCTTGAGCGATCTCAGATTGAAGAAAGATTTCAAACCAGATATCATCTTCATTGACTATCTTAATATCTGTGCAAGTGTGAGGTACAAAGGTGCGATTGTCAACAGTTATACGTATGTCAAAGCGATTGCTGAGGAGCTTCGGGGTCTTGCTGTGGAAGTTGGGGTTCCTATTGTCTCAGCTACTCAGACCACTCGTAGTGGTTTTGGCAATAGTGATCCTGATCTTACCGATACTAGTGAGTCTTTTGGCTTACCTGCCACTGCTGATTTTATGTTCGCTCTTATCAGCACTGAGGAGTTGGAACAACAGGGTCGCATCATGGTCAAACAACTTAAGAACCGATACTCAGACCTTGTTACCTCACGAAAATTCATGGTTGGAATTGACAGATCCAAAATGAAGTTGTATGATGTTGCTGATGATGCTTCTGCTATCAGCATCAATGAAGAAGATCCTGGTGAGGACTTCCAGCAATTTGCTGACACACAAAACCGACTATCTAAATTTGCTGAGTGGAACGTATGAAAATTAAAAGTATTTTGGTAGTTGGCGGGGGATCCTCTGGTTGGATGTCTGCTGCTGCTTTTAGTAGATATTTAAAAGATATTAAAGTATCTGTAGTAGAATCAAAAACTTCCTCTCCTGTTGGAGTTGGAGAATCCACAATCATTCCATTCAACCAATACTTAGATATGGTTGGGTTGAAAGATGAAGAGTGGATGAAAGATTGTAATGCCACATATAAAACTTCAATTAGGTTTACAAATTTTCAGGATAAAGACTCTGGAAGCTTTGAGTATCCTTTTGGTAGGGGTGGAGATGAAAATTCTATTGCTGCATGGGCACATTTAGCAGCAAAATATGATCTCCCTCCAGAATCATTTTGTGAGTTTCAAAGTGAAATGTATTTTCTAGCAAAGCACAATCGTCTTTCTAGGAATCAAGATAATAAAATGGCATTTTCTTTTGATGCTGATACTGCTTATCACTTTGATGCGAAATTGTTTGGTCAATATCTTAGAGATAAAGTTTGCAAACCTGAAGGCGTTGAACATTATTATGATGATGTTGTTTCTGTTGAGAAAGACGACGATGGTTATGTTACAAGTGTAGTTGGTAGTTCTGGGCAAAAATATACTGCAGATTTGTACGTTGACTGTACGGGATTTAAGTCTCTTATTTTGGAAGGAGAAATGAATTCCAAGTTTATTTCGTCAAAAAAGTGGTTGTCCAATGACAGTGCTCTAGCAGCACATCTTCCATATACAAACAAAGAATCTCAACTATCAAACGTTACTAATTGTACAGCAATTGAAAATGGGTGGGTTTGGAATATCCCTTTGTGGAGCAGAATTGGTACTGGATATGTTTATTCAAGCGACTTTGTTGATGACGAAACAGCAGCAAAACAATTTAAATCTCACCTAGGTGTGGAAGATATTGATTTGCGTAAAATCAATATCAAACATGGATATCATCAAGAAGGATGGGTTAAAAATGTAGTTGGTGTCGGACTATCTTATGCTTTTGTAGAACCGCTTGAATCAACAGGACTTGTTTCTACACATATGATGATTGAGCATATTTGTGAATTGCTTGAGCGTAGAAACTATACCATTAATGGATTTGATGTTGATGGGTATAACTACAATGCTGCATATGCCATGCAAGGATTTAAACAATTTGTTGCACTGCACTACAAGTTTTCTTCCCGCACTGATACTCCATATTGGAAATACCAAACACAGGAAAAAAATTGGTGGGGTCTAGATAAAAATGATGACCTTTATGAGTTTGCTACTCCACTGCGAGAGAAAGGAGCTTTGACTTTTAGTGATATCTATTCACTAATTCATACAATGCACAGTCTTGATCACCAGTGGACAGGTCAGTATAGCGGATTTGCATATATCATGGCTGGTATGGGATACAAACCTATGGGTGGTAGAATGCTTGGTAAAGTCCGAGATCATGATCCAGATATAGACAAAAAAGTAAAACAAGTGTATAATAACTGGAGACAGCATGTTGATGAAATTACTGAGTATGTAAATACTCTTCCAACTTCTTACGAATTTTTAAAAGAAACTATCTACAAAGATTGAATATGACTATTGATTTTAACCGTTATGAACAGTTTGTTTCGGCAGTCACTTCTGACTGTTCAACGAACTTTGTTGACTTTGCTGATCGTATTGGCGAGTTGGATCGTGAGGGTGCCAATATTGAGCGTCTCCTTACTAGTGGTGTTGGGATCAATGCTGAAGGTGGTGAGTTCCTTGAGATCATTAAGAAGATGGTTTTCCAAGGCAAACCTTGGAACGAAGATAACCGTGAGCATCTTATCATTGAATTGGGTGATGTCATGTGGTATGTGGCACAAGCTACTCAGGCACTAGGTGTCTCTATGGAAGATGTCCTTGATACTAACATCAAGAAACTTGCTAAGCGTTATCCTGATGGAACCTTTGACGCTTACTATTCTGAAAACCGTGCCGCTGATGACCGATGAAAACTCTTACGCTTGAAGATTACCAGAAGGCAGGCGAAGAGTTCTGGCCTAAGTATTGGTACGTTGCCAAGGAACTTGGAGAGGATGCTAAACCAGAGCAAATCCTTAAGGTCATGGAAGCGATTGGTGGGGTCGCTCTCAAACTAGCACTCACTGACAAACTGCCCCCTTTTGGATTTAATAAAAAGAACGATGACGACTAAATTTATTCTATTCACCAAGGACTCTTGTGGTCCTTGTGGTTTGGTAAAGCGTTACTTCAATGCTATGAAAGACGAACGCACACAAGTCATTCAAGAAGTTCATCTTGAGGACTTTAGTGATGAACCAATTCCAGAAGAGAACATTGAACTTGCTCGGAAGTATGGTGTAACCGCTACTCCTGTTCTCATCATCGTTGATGAAGAAACTGATGAACTGCTTGAGACTTACTCAAGCGGTATGCCAATTACCCAGAACATTCGTAAGTTGTTTGCTAAGTACGGTGTATAGTCTCTGGATCCACCTAGTAGCATTCTTCCAAGTGGTTGTGATGAACTGTATTCAACCTGTTAACTGGAAGTATTGCTATCGGATAGATCAGTGGTTGATCCCAGATCTCGTAGAAGGTTATGAGATTTGGACCGAACAAAAACATCCCTATCAAAACGAAAAAGAATATCTGAATAACCTCCCCTCTAAATAGTTAGACGGGAGGTTTTTTATGGCTGGACAAGGACTTACATGGAGTCAATTTAGCAAACGCTATGACCAGTGTTTGCGATCTTGCTATGAAAGAATGAAAAATGACAAACCATTTATCCTTTTAGACAAGGATAGGGAGTCTGAAGATGGTGTGCATATCTACTTCACTAAGATTGCATTTAACATCCCTGCAAAGCAGCGTGGTGGGTCTTGGAAGAAAGTAGATAACACATACATTGACTTTGAACCAAAGAGATATTCATCTTATAAGAACTTTAAAGATGCAATCAAGATGATTGGTCTTGACGATAAATCAGAATTACTTGACGCACCTGTAAAAGTTAACTTCTATACATCCAGAGCAAAATCCCTTGCTAGTTCTATTAATAGTGGTAGTGTTTTAAAGGATGTTGAGTTTGGTGGAAGACCACCCAAGGGATCAGTGAGGAGTATTTATTGGGGTAAACTTGGTTTCATGGTAAATGAATTGGGTATCTCATATACACTCAATTATCCCACTGCAACCGAAGAAGGTGAGGCAGATTTTATTTCGTCATTCAATAAACAGTTGGAGGAGACTGCTGGTGCTAATGGTGGCAGAGGACTAGACATGGATATTGGTGGTACAGTTTTTGAAAACATCATTGGAGTTAATAAAGTATCTGGTACAGGCAAAGCAGACCTGGCATTTGTGTCTCTGAAAGATAGGAAACTGACAGAAGTTTGCTGGGCATCACACAAAAAAGGATCTAAAGCAAGTGACTTCGGTCAATGGGGTGGTGTAACAAAACTGTACAATACAAATACTACAGTTAAGGAGTTTGTTGACTACATGCACCAAGTTGTGGGTAGAGATAAGATTTGGGACTTTACCAAGATGGGTGCCACAACACTTGGGATGAAATTGGATGGACCTTCTTATGCAAATCTTAGGAAGTATGCTGTCTATGGACCAAACTATGGTCAAAGCACATTTGGTCCTGAGAAATGTAATGTTGTTTTGCAAGGCAACCCGATTATTAAGTATGGTGCGAGACATTCAACACTAGATATGTCAGGTCACCTTGTAAAATTTGGTGAGGAAATGACTGGTGACTATGAACCAGTTCTGATGTGTATTAAGAAAGCATCTACCGAGAATATTATCAAAGGTGTAGGTAGAGCAGACACGGGTGGCAAGCCTGGTGGCGGTATCCAAGGAGCAAGATTCTCCATCTTCCCAGGCGGTGGCAGAACTGTCACACACTGGGTCATGAAGAACCAGCAAGGGCAGTACACTGTAAAGGAAGCGTGACACGATGAGCAAGAACACTCACCTAGAGCACCTAGAAGACAGCATCCTGTTAGACGGTAGTCAGGGAGCAAAAGACGCTTTCATATTCCTTGATGAACTGGCACAGACATTCTCTGGAAAGCAAAGAAATAACTTTAAAATCACTACAAAATGGGATGGTGCCCCCGCTATTTTCTGCGGCACATATCCTGGCACTGATAAATTTTTTGTAGGAACAAAATCAGTCTTCAATAAAGAAGCAAAGGTCAATTTTACTGATGGTGACATTGATGAAAACCATGGACATGCTCCTGGTCTAGTCGCCAAGTTGAAAGATGCTCTGAAGTATTTTCCCAACCTAGGTATTCAAGGTGTAGCACAGGGAGATTTGCTGTTTACTGACGACAAACAGATCAAGACTATCAATGGTGAGCGTTGTGTAGTCTTCACACCAAACACAATTACATATTGTATACCAGAGTCTAGTGACTTGTATGAGAAAGCGAAGAATGCAAAGATTGGC